TAGTTGTGGATGTGGAGAAGAATTTGCATTAGGTTCGTTATTTTTATTATCTAAATCAGATGATGTTGCAGAAAATATTGTAAAACAAGCATTATCATCCGCTGAATATTTCAGTGCAGGAGTTAGAGGACCATTCACTATTTTGAAATTAACAACTAAGGAGTTGGTGAAAAATGACATACCAACAGCAACTAGATGAAATAAACACTGCCATATCAGCAATTCTCACAGGAGCGCAAGAATATAGCGTAAGTGGTCGCATGGCGAAAAAAGCTCAACTCGACACATTAATAAAAGAACGCCAACGACTTGAATTTTTAGTTAGCCAAGAGAATAACACGTCAACAAGGGCATACGCAAGATGGCCAACACGGTGAAAGGTGGTGATTAAAATTTGAATATAATTGATAAGTTGATTGAGTGGATTAATCCCGAGCAAGCTTTACAGCGTGAAGTGCACCGCAAGACACTTAAAGAGTACCGCAACTATGATGCATCAAAATCAGATAGGTTGTCAGGAAACTGGAACCCAATGAGTGGCACCGCTGAACAAACTGATATGCCGTACAGACGTAAGATATTATTTAGGGCGCGTGATCTTGAGCGTAATAATGATATAGCTAAGTCGGTTATATCTGCATTTGAACGTAATGTAGTTGGTCGAGGATATAACCTGCAGGCAAGGGTTAAGGATTTAAGTGGTGATGAAGATGAAGATTTAAATACACTGATTGAAAAGAAATGGAAAAAATGGTGTAAGTCTAAAAACTGTGATATTTCTAATCAGGCGTCGTTTAAAGAGATGTTAAGAATGATTATTCGCCGTAACATTGTTGACGGTGATTTTTTTATTCTTAAAAAATATGATTATTCCTTAGCAATGCCTCTGCAGTTGCAATTGCTTGAATCTGACCAGCTGGACACTACGCGAGAATTTGGAGATAGTGGTAATCGTGTTAAGTCTGGTATTGAAGTTGATGATTATAATAAGCCGTTAGCGTACTGGTTTTTTAAAGATTTAGCTGATAATTATTATTTCAGTTATGAATCAATACGAATACCGGCTAAAGATGTTATCCATATGTACCCGCGACATAGACCTACTCAGGTAAGGGGTGTTTCTCCCTTAGCGAGCTCCATGGGGGCTATTCGAGACGCTGGAGAATACCTAGAAGCAGAAAGGGTTAAAGCCAGAATTGCCGCTTGCTTTGCTATTTTTGTAAAATCATCAATAAATTCTATGCCTGGTGGCAGAATGAACTCCCTGCAATCCGTAAATAGTCAAAAAATAGATACCATTGAGCCTGGAATGTTTGAATATCTTGCGCCTGGTGAAGAAATTGTAGTTGCTGATCCGGGCAAAATACCGACAAATACAAAGGAATTTGTCCAGCAACAGCAGCGATTAGTTGGCAGTGGGCAAGGCATAAGTTACGAGCAAATCAGCCGTGACGTATCGCAAGTAAGTTATTCTAGCGCTAGGCAAGGAATGCTAGAGGACAGGCGTACATATGAACCATTACAGGATTGGCTAATCGAGCATTTCTGTAATGAGATATATGAAAGTTGGCTAGAAACCGTTGTTTTATCTGGGGAACTACCTATAAAAAATTTTTGGCAGGATAAAGATAGGTATTTTGATCACACGTTTATTCCCCCAGGTTGGACATGGATTGATCCTCTGCGTGATGCTACAGCTAGCGAAAAAGAACTGGCTAATAATATAGCTACGCTAGAGGAAATTTGTGCAGAGCAGGGCAAGGATTGGCGCGATGTTGCTAAACAACGGGCCAGGGAAATTAAATATCTCAAGGAAAATAATTTAATAATAGAGGAGGTGCCGAAAATTGCCGAAGCAGAAAAAACGTGATAACAGTAAAATGGAGTATCGTTATTTAGAACTCATTGAAAGAAAAACCAATGAAGATGGAACAATTGAATTAAGTTGTTCGTCTGAAACGCCAGTAAGACGATGGTGGGGCAATGAAATATTAGGACATAATCCGGGTGAAGTTAATTTGGAACGTGCCAAAGCGGTAGGTTCTTTTCTTTTTGCCCATGGGCGTGATCCTGTATATGGCGTTATGCCACTAGGCCCAATTGTAGACATTTATCTCGATAGTGATCGTCGCGTTAAAGCAAAATGTTCCTTTGATGCTGATGAAAAATCTCAAATTATGAAATCAAAAGTTGAGAATGGCAGTATTAAAGGGGTATCTATTGGCTATAAAGTTAACGCTTGGATGGAGGTAAAAAACGGTGCAACGGTCAGAGGATTTACTGGCCCTTGTGATATTGCTGTAGATTGGGAGATTTTAGAGATATCTCTAGAACCTACTGCAGCTGATCCCAGTGTCGGAGTTGGTAGAAGCGAATCGGATACTGAAGATGAAGAGCCCCCTACCGATCCAGTAATTAATGAAACCGAGGAACTTATTGAAGAAGAAAATAGGAGTGGTGAAAATATGAAAACAACTGAACAAATCGCACAGGAAAAAGAATTGGAGCGTGCAGTAATCGCAAAAGAAATTCAAGAGAGGGCTTTAGAAATTAACGCTTTATGCCGTTCTTTCCCCGATCTTAAACTTGATGCTGACGAATATATCAGGTCAAATCAAAGTTTAGCCATGATTAATGCCGATATTATTCGTAAACTGCAAGTAAAACCACCAGAAGGAAGCGTTAGAACGCCATCGAGTGATGACATTCAAGTCGGACTAGAAGATGCTGAAAAATTCCGCGCTGCTGCTGAAGATGCTTTGATGATGCGTTGCGGATCATCACCTGATAAATTGTCGCCGGGTGCTAATGAACTTCGTGGATATTCATTGTATGATCTAGCTAGCGCAACTCTTGAACGTTCTGGCGAAAAAACCCGTGGTAAGGATAAGCGCGAAGTAGCTGAAAAAGCATTATTTAGTGCAGGAGAAAGGAATATTTCTCTTCGTGGTCAAGGGACTTCCGATTTCCCTATTATTTTAGCCAACGTTGCCAATAAGGTGCTACAAAAAGCATATACGGAAGTACCTACTACTTACCAACAATGGTGCCAGTTCGCTGATGCAGTAGATTTCAAAGAAATGTCCAGACCTCAATTTTCAGAAGCTGCTGATCTTGATCAGATCAATGAAGGTGGCGAATATAAAGCTGCTGAATTTGCTGAAAGTGGCGAAAAGTACAAGATTCTCACTTATGGTAAAAAGTTTTGTGTGAGCCGCCAAACGATCATTAATGATGATCTTAGTGTAATTTCTCGAATCCCTGCATTATTCGGAGCAGCCGCCGCAAGGAAGGTAAATGCTCTTGTATATGCTATTTTAACAGGCAATCCGTTAATGGCTGATGGGACAGCTTTATTTGCAACAGGTCACAATAATCTTGCAGGGACAGCAGCCGCCATTACAGTCGACAGTCTAGGCAAGGCGCGCGCCGCAATGCGTAAACAAAAAGCATTACAAGGTAAAGCGACTCTAAATATCGTACCTAAGTTCTTAATTATTCCTGCTCAACTTGAATTAGCGGCCATGCAAGTGATTCGTTCTGCATTTGATCCTGCACTTGCAAGCGGAGTAGCTTACAATCCGTTTACCGAATTAACTCCTATCGTGGATGCTACGCTTGATGAAAGTTCGTTAACTTCTTGGTTCTTAGCTGCCGATCCTGGTCAAATCGATACGGTGGAGGTAGCATTCTTAAACGGTCAGCGTACTCCTTACCAAGAACAACGTATTGGTTTTGATGTTGACGGTCTTGAAATGAAAGTTCGTATTGATGTTGGTTGTAAGGCTCTTGATTATCGTGGGGTATATAAAAATGCTGGTGCTTAATTGCCCATCTTTTCAATTATTAATGAAATAGGAGGAGTATAAAAATGTCAAAACAATTTATTTTTACTCAGGAAAGACTTGGAGGTAACACCGTAGATTATACAGCTACGGCCGATATAGCGGTTGGTGATGTTGTTCCTTTCGGTACAACTGCCGTAGGGGTTGCTAAAACGAGCATTACTAATGGTTATGATGGGGCACTAGCAACCACTGGGCAGGGTGATGTGGTAGCTGAAACTGGTGTTGCGTGGGCAATCGGTGATGTAATTTATTGGGATGATACAAACAATAAAGGAACAAAAACAGCTACTAGTAATGCGCGTATGGGTATGGTTATTGCAGCCAAGGCTTCTGCGACAACCGTTGGTCGTATTTCGTTAAACTACTGCTAATATGTGAAATCAATAGATAGTTTTTAGAGGGGATTTTTCCCCTCTAGTTTTTTAAGGTGGTATTTTTATGGCACTAAAAGATCAAATAATATCCGATTTATCATTTTTTTTTAATACTAACGAACACGCCGAAGTGATTTCATATAATGGCACCGAAATTACAGCTATTGTAGAAATTGGTGAAGATAACGCCAAGGGGAATACTTTTAGTCAGCAAGGTTCATCTGATAGGGCATTTTTTGAGGTGCAGGAATCAAACTCAATAGTTCAACCAGATGGATCAGTGCTTGAAGTTATCATTAAACCGCAATCAGGAGACATTATCCAATATAAAAATAAAACTTGGAATTATGCCCACATTACAGATCAATCTCCTGGTACTTATCGTATTGAGTGCACCTCAAATGAGAGCGTAATGTAATGGCAAACTTAAAAATAGACATATCTGATGGCGCAACTCCATTTTTGCAGGATATGATTAAAAATCAACCTGTATGGACTCGTAAAGCTATGCAATCAACGGGTTTATTTGTTCGCAAGGAAATCAAGGACGGTATCAAAAGTGGTGCTCCTGGTGGCGTAAGATACGCTAAATTCATGCCTGCTGAAATGAGGGCGAAACTCGAAAAGTCAGGGAAAAAGAAATTTAGCACTCTTGGTAAAATGGCAAGTGCCGTAAGGTCGAAATATGATCCTAGCAATTTATCAGTTTCGGTTGGTTGGTTATCTAGATCAGCGATCAAGCGCGGTGAAAAAATTGAATCAGGCCAAGTAAGACCGATCACGCAGAAAATGCGTGATTATTTTAAATCAAGAAATGTTCCGCTGTCGGCAAAACCTGCAATGATTATTCCTGCTAGAAGAACTTTTGAGCCTATGCGTAATGCTTTGGAAGGTAAAATTGGGAAGATGGTAGAGGATAAGGTTTGGGACTATATTAATAAATCGCGGGGTGTGTAATGTATATACCGACAATTA